TCTTGACCCGCGTAACTGGCGCTAACGGCGCTACAGGCGGCACAATCAACGGCGCACACGTCAGCACTTCGGTCAACACTGGCGGCACCATCAGCGGCGCGGCCAACGCCATTCGTGCAACTATTGGGGGCACGTCTACCAACCCCGGCGGCACCTTGGCGGCTTTGCAACTGGACTCTGACTTCGCCTCTGGCGGCACCTGGAGCAATGCATCCTTCTTGCGCGTGACCAACTCGGGCACGGGCGAGGTGGGTAACTTTGCTCTGATGCCTGCGGTCAGTGCAACTGGCGTGTTCCGCGCTAAGGTCGGTTCACCAGTGGTCAGCCATACCATCCCCGTGGTTAGCGGCGGCACGACCTACTACATCATGGTCAGTTCAATTGCCTAATGGTAATCACCAAAGAATTTCTCACTGAGGAAATTCAATCGCTTGAGCAAGAGATTGGAAAAGCGCAAGTTTTTCTGACTCAAGCTCAAGCGGTTTTGAACGCCTATCAAATGCTTGCTCGTAGACTGGATGAGCCAGAACCAACACCCACGGAAGAATAATGCCTATCATTTACATGTCTCACCCCGTCCACGGCGCAAAGATTGCATCGATGGAACTTGAAGCCGAGAACGATGAAAGAAATGGCTGGACACGATATACTCTTGACACGCCTGATGTTGTTGAAGAGGCGGCTCCACAGGAAGTAAAACGTAGACGTGGCCGCCCGGCTGTTGAGGCGGTCGAACTAGGAGCGTAAAGATGGCCACCTACTCTGCTGCCGATCAGATCAACCGGGCGCTGCGGCTGCTGGGCGTGCTGGCTGAAGGCGAAACGCCAGCGGCATCAGTGTCTGAAGACGCCTTGATGGCGCTCAACCAGATGATCGACTCTTGGAACACCGAGCGTCTGTCTGTCTTTTGCACCATCGACCAAATTGTCAACTGGCCGGTCGGTTCCATTGAAGAAACCCTTGGCCCCACTGGCTCCCTAGTGCGCCTAAACGGCACTGCCGTGCGGCCTGTTTTGGTAGACGACGCCACCTATTTCAAAGACCCCGGCACTGGAGTGTCGTATGGCCTCAAGCTGATCAATCAGCAGCAATACAACGGCATTGCGGTCAAGACTGTGACCTCGACCTTCCCCCAGGTGATGTTTGTCAACATGACCTACCCAGACGTTACGATCAACATCTACCCGCGCCCCACACGCCTGCTTGAGTTCCACTTTGTCAGCGTGCAAGAGCTCAGTCAGCCTGCCAATTTGGCGACCAACATTTTGTTTCCGCCTGGGTATCTACGGGCTTTCGTGTACAACTTGGCCATGGAGTTTGCGCCTGAGTTTGGCGTTGAGCCCAGCCCGCAAGTGCAGCGCATCGCCATGACCAGCAAGCGCAACTTGAAGCGCATCAACAACCCTGATGACATCATGTCTATGCCGTATTCGTTGATTGCGACTCGCCAGCGCTTTAACATCTACGCCGGCAATTACTGATGAAAACGCCTATTCTTGGCTCGACCTATGTGACCCGCAGCATCAACGCTGCGAATGCCCGCATGGTTAATCTGTTTCCAGAGGTTATTCCCGAAGGCGGCAAAGAGCCTGCGTTCTTGCAGCGCTGCCCAGGCTTGACGCTTTTGTCAACGGTGGGCACTGGCCCGGTTCGTGGCCTGTGGGCATTCTCACCCAACGATGGCGAGGGCTTTGTGGTGTCAGGCACCCAACTCTACAAGATCGACAACGCTTACGCGGCCACGCTGATTGGCACTGTGGCAGGCACTGGGCCGGTCAGCATGGCCGACAACGGCACGCAACTGTTCATTGCAGCCGACGGCCCCAGCTACATATACAACAACACCACCAACGTTTTTGGCCAGATCACAGACCCTGACTTTCCCGGCGCGGTGACTGTGTGCTATCTGGACGGCTATTTCGTATTCAACGAACCCAATAGCCAAAAGATGTGGGTGACCACCCTTTTGGACGGCACGTCCATTGACCCGCTTGAGTTTGCCAGCACTGAAGGGTCGCCTGACGGCTTGCTGGCCGTGGTGTCCAACTTCCGCGAGGTTTGGGCCTTTGGCACAAACTCTATTGAGGTCTGGTACGACTCAGGCGCCACAGACTTCCCCTTGCAACGCATCCAAGGCGCGTTCAACGAACTTGGTTGCGCAGCCCCCTACTCCATCGCCAAGATGGATAACGGCCTGTTCTGGCTAGGCCGGGATCGCCGGGGCCAAGGTATCGTTTACCGGGCCAACGGGTACCAAGGCCAGCGCATCTCGACCCATGCGGTTGAATGGCAAATCCAGCAGTACACCGACATGTCGGACGCTATTGCGTACACTTATCAACAGGATGGCCACAGCTTTTATGTGCTGATCTTCCCCACGGCCAACACCACTTGGGTGTACGACGCCGCCACCCAAGCCTGGCATGAGCGGGCGGGCTTTGCTGAAGGCGCGTTTACCCGGCACCGCAGCAACTGCCAAATGGCGTTCAACAATGAAATTGTTGTCGGCGATTTTGAAAACGGCAACATCTACGCCTTTGACCTTGACGTGTACGCCGACAATGGCGAGATTCAAAAGTGGTTGCGCACTTGGCGGGCGCTGCCCACGGGTCAAAACAACCTCAAGCGCACGGCGCATCACAGTTTGCAATTAGACTGTGAAACAGGCGTAGGCTTAAATACTGGTCAAGGCTCATACCCCGAAGCCATGTTGCGTTGGTCGGATGATGGCGGGCACACTTGGTCAAATGAGCATTGGTCACCACTTGGCAGAATTGGCGCGTATGGCCACCGGACGTTTTGGCGGCGGCTGGGCATGACAGTCAAGCTGCGGGATCGCGTCTATGAGCTGTCCATGACTGATCCGGTCAAAGTGGCCATCATGGGGGCCGAGTTGATTATCAGCCCAACCAATGCCTAGCCCAAACGCAAACCCGACGCCCATCACACCCCCCAGGGTGCCGTTGATTGACCCGCGCACCGGGTTGATTGACCGGGCGTGGTATCTGTTTTTTTTGTCGCTTAACGACATTGCCACGGCGGTTGTTGACGATTCTGGCCTTGGCCCTGACTCAATATCCTTGATTGCGTCCTACGACGCAGCGCTTCGCTTGGTCAATCAGGAATTGCAAACGCTGCCTCCCGTTGTTACCTTACCGTTTCCTGACGTATTGGCTGACTGTTGTTCGGCCTTGGTGTCTCAGATGGCTGAGATGCAAAAGCAGATTGAAGGATTGCAAGCGCAACCCATTCTTGACATCGGCGCAATCAACGCATCTATTGCCGCGCTGTCAACCGTGCCAGTGACTGTAACGGCAGACTTTACAGTGGGCACCAGCAACTGGTACATCAACAATAAGTCGGGCTCGACCTGTACGGTGACGTTGCCAACTGCATCCACATTCCCTGGTGGGTATTTGACCTTCCAAAACTATCAAGCCCAGACGTTGGTGTCAGCGTCCAGCAACGTCGTCCCCCAAGCTGGCGGGGCAGCGGGCACCGCGATCCTCTTGGCAGTTGCAGGCAATTGGGCGACAATGGTGTCTGACGGCACCAATTGGGTCATCATGCAAGCTGCCGCTAACAATTGCCTTTTACTGGAGTAACCCATGACAGTCACCGTCAAAGTCCTTGTCCCGGCCAAAAATGTGGAGAACAGCCAGACCACCCAGTACACAGCTACTGGCGTCACGGCCATCATTGACAAATTCACCGCGACCAATTACAGCGGCAGCGCTGCGACCATCAGCGTCAACTTGGTCACGGTGTCCGGGTCTGCCGGCAACGCCAACTTGATCACCAAGACCAAGACGCTCCAGGCGTCTGAGGTCTATACTTTCCCCGAGTTGGTGGGCCAGGTGCTGGGTGTGGGCGACTTTATCAGCACCATTGCAGGCACTGCCACAGCGATCAACATGCGCGTCAGTGGCCGTGAGGTGACTTAATGAAGTTTATTGAGCCTGACGTCCAGCATCATTTTGGTGGCGGCGTTTACGCCAAGGAAACATTTATTCCCGCCGATAAATGGTTGGTTCAGCACACGCACAAGTTTGACCATTTGTCGGTGCTGGCTAAAGGCTCAGTTGAATTGATTGTTGATGGTGACTCTACCGTGATGCACGCCCCGGCGTGCATAACTGTTAAGGCAGGTAAACACCACGGCATTCGTTCTTTGACAGACGTTGTTTGGTACTGCATTCATGCAACTGAGTGCACCGATGAAGATGAGATTGACGACATGATTGTTGCACCTGTGGATAATCGGCAAGTGCATAAGATTGCACAGCTTTTAAGCGAAGGAGTTTGATATGGCTTGGATGATCCCCGCCGCAATTTTTGGTGGCGCACTATTGGGCAGCAGCGCGTCGCGCAGCGCGGCCAGCACTCAGGCAGACGCTGCCAGCCGCGCGTCTGATGCGCAATTGCAAATGTTCAGAGAACAAGCGGCGTTGCAAGAACCGTTTCGCCAAGCTGGCGTTCGCGCGCTACCCCAACTTGAAGCGCAACGCAACATGATGCCGGGAGCGTTTACTGGTCAAGTTAATTTGGGTCAAGACCCAGGCTATGCGTTTCGATTGTCGGAAGGCCAGAAGGCGCTGGATCGAAGCGCCGCCGCTAGAGGCGGTTTGATCTCTGGCGGGGCGTTGAAGGCCGCGCAACGGTTCGGCCAAGACTTAGGTAGCCAAGAGTACCAAAACGCCTACAACCGGGCGCTGACGGGCTACAACGCCGATGTGGCGCGTGAGGCCACAGGCTACAACCGTTTGGCGGCTCTTGCAGGCATTGGTCAGACGGCCACGGGTCAAATTGGCGCTGCCGGGCAAAACGCAGCTACTAACATGGGCAACCTGATGACATCAGGCGCAGCCGCAAGCGCAGCAGGTCAAGTCGGTGCGGCCAATGCTTTGACCGGCGGCTTGAGCACCTATTTGAACTACAACCAAGGCAACAACTTGGTTAACGCGCTTAACGCCCGTGGTAGCGGCGGCGGTAATTTTATGAATCAATACAACGCAATCGGTAGCGGGCCTGCTTCGGCTGGCTATGGGTATTACGACGTACCTATGCAGCCCGGTGGAGGATATTAATCATGGCACTCAATCCTTCCATTGCACTGGGCGTTAAAGGCATTGAAGTGGCCAACCCATTGGCCCAGTATGCCCAAGTTGCGCAAATTCAATCAATGCAAAATCAAAATCAAGTTAGCCAAATGCAGCTTGATCAGATGCGCCGTGATGACGAAACGCTCAAGCAAATTCAAGCCAAGGCCGTAGAGAATGGCGGCCCGGCAGACATACGCCAAATCGCTAATGCTTATCTTAATTCCGGCAACCCCAAGTTTATTGAGTTTGGTGTTAGCTTGCGTCAGAAGTTGGATGAGCGCGATCAAGTTGCAAAAATTATGGGTATGGGCCAGACTCCAACTGCTGCACCGGCTTCCGCTGCCCCCGTAACCAATGCATTAGCTCCAACCATGCAAGCTGGCGCGTTAGGTTCGGGTACGTTTGGTATGGCCCCTGAGCCCCGTGTCAATCAACTTGCACCTGCTCCCGCGCCTGCGCCGGCTGCAAATGCTTTGGCTGCGCCTGCTGCGGCTCCTGCCGCTACTGTGCCGGGCGGGTTAGATGTAAATACTTTGCTTGCCCAACAAAACGCATTCATAGCTATGGGTAAGCCTGAAATGGCCCGCGCTTTGGACGCAAGAATTGCTTTGGCGTCTAGACAAACAGACACACAAAGAGAAATGCAGGGGTTAGGTCTTCCCCTTACGCCCGAAGGGTTTAAACAATATACGGCGCTAAAACAAGCGCCGCCAACTCAAACCGATTTGAGGAAAAATTTTGAGTTTGCAAAAACACCTGAAGGTGGCAATTACAGAGGCTCGTTTGCCGACTTTAAGGCTATCTCAACGCCTAAAACAAGTGTCACCGTTAGTACAGAAAAAAAATACGGTGAACAATTTGCCGGCAAAATTGCAGACAGCGATAGCAATAAATTAGGCGCGGCAGAAAAGGCACCTCAATTGGCTGAAAGTGCAAATCGAATTATTAATTTGGTTAGCCAAGGCAATCTATTTACTGGGCCTATTGCAGATGTCAAGTTGAATATTGCACGTGCTTTGAATGTTGTAGGCGCAAGCAACGACGAAAAAATTGCCAACACTGAAGCGCTTATCGCTGCTACAGGCCAGAGCACGCTTGATGCAATTAAAGGCGCAGGTTTAGGTACCGGCCAAGGATTTACAGATAAAGATCTTAAATTCTTGCAAGGGATTGCAGGCGGCGCAATTACGTATACCCCACAAACCCTTACTGAGTTAGCTACGATACAGCATCGAGTTGCAACTCGTAGCGTAGAGAATTGGAACCGCCGATTTAAAGAAATACCTAAATCGGCAACGGAGGGCTTAGGAATTAAAGCCGCGCCCGACGTGCCGCCGCTATCATCTGGCGCAATATTTGCGGTGAACCCTACGACCGGCGCTCGTATTCAGTCTACTGATGGCGGCAACACATGGAAACCAGCAGGAGCTAAATAATGGCGTTACCACCTGGATTTAAACTTGAGCAAGCCGCGCCGCCGCAACAACCTGCCGGCATGAAATTGCCGCCAGGGTTTCAAATGGAATCTGGTGGTGGTGGTGGCATGCCCGGCCCACGCCGCGCTTGGTCTGACGTGCCCGGCGAAGCGTTAGCTAACATTGGGCCAAGCGCGGTAAATTTTTACAAAGGTTTGGTGACCGCTATTACCAACCCAGTACAAACTGCAACAGGCATCCTTGACATTGGCGCAGGCGCTTTGCAAAACGTATTGCCTAAAAGTGTTGTTGATTTGGTCAATCAGATAGACACCAATCCTGACGCAGCCAAACGTGCAATTGAAACTGCAAACGCCGTTGGCGGTATGTTTAAAGAACGGTATGGCAGCATAGACGGGCTAAAAAACACGTTGGCGACTGACCCCGTGGGCGCAGCGTCCGATCTATCATCTTTGTTAACCGGTGCCGCAGGTTTGATTAAAGCCGCGCCTCGCGTAACCGCAGGCGCGTTAAGTCGCGTGGCTCCATCGGTAGCGCAAACAGTTGCGGGTGCTGCACCTATTGCGGAAAGAATCGCCGCGCCTTTGGCCACCATAGGCACGTATACCAATCCCTTGGCACCCGTTACTACGGCGGCGGGGTATGGATTAGCGTTAGGCGCTAAAGGCGCGGGTAACGTAATCGATGCTTTGGGCGGGCAACGCGCTGCGGCGCGCGCGGGCAACATCGTTCGCAATGCGCTGACTGAAGAAGGCAGAACGCCACAAAACCTAGCCGCCGCTCGAAATGCGTTGGCCGCTGCGCCGCCAGGCATGACTGTGCGTCAAGCATTGGCAGATGTGACTTCACCGCAAGTGCAATATCTTGGTGAGTCTGTTCAAGCTAAAACTGCACCTGGGCGTGCGTTGGCCGTAGAAACCGCGCAAGAGGCAGATCGTATGGCGCGTTTGCGAGCCGCCACGCCTGATTTGCAAACCGCAGAGGCAATGCGAGCAAACGTAAGTGGGCCGTTGTACACGGCGGCTACGCAACCAGGTGTGGCAATCAACGTTGCGCCTTTGACGCAACAGATTGATACGCTGCTTGCCGCCAATCCAGGCAACGCAAAGTTGGTGTCTGCGCTGAACCAAATAAAAACTGGTTTGGAAAGCAGTGCTGATGCGCAGCAAGTATCTTCAGTTTTAGACAACTTAAAAGATTTGATTGCATCCAAAGACAATAAGTTTATTGTCAAAAATTTAATCGGCGTCAAAAACACAATTGAACAAGCGTTGCCGGGGTATCAAAAGGCGCAACAAGTGTTTGCCGCTGCATCGCCACCAGTTAACCAAGCCAAAGTCTTGGGCGCAATGCAAGATGTTCTTGAGCAGCCGCTTGGCGTGGGCGAACGAGCTGGCCCATTTATGACCGCGTTAGGCCGTGGTGAATCAGCGTTGCTCAAAAAATCTACCGGCGCAGCTCGGTATGATGATCTTAGCCAAGTGTTGTCACCACAACAAATGAACGTGGTTAAAGGCGTTGAATCCGAATTAAAACGCAACGCTGAAGTTGTGCGTCAGACTCAGACCGGCGCAGATGCCATGAAGATAATCTTGGAGGCTAACCAATCTAAGTTTCGCTTGCCCAGCTTTTTGGATGTCAAGGTCACATTGACCAATCAGATGCTTGACATCCTCAAAGACAAGATGAGCGCCAACGTGATGAAAGAATTGGAAAAGGGATTTCAATCAGCCAAGAGCTTTGAAGACCTTATGAGCAAAGTGCCTGCATCTGAGCGTTTAGACGTGCTGCGGGCGCTAGGGCAGTCGCATAACCAATTGAGCCCGGCCAAATTGAATGTCTACACACAAGTACAAAACGCCTTGGCCCCAACGCAAGAAAACCAAAACGCATTAAACGAACCATTTCGCGTGGAAATTCGCGGTGTCGGATCAACAGGCAAATGATGGACTACCAAATACTCTTCAACATCGCCGTGGCAATTGCCGGGTTCTTCGGCGGGTGGACGCTCAACCGCATCTACATTGCCATCGACCGGCTGGACGGCGACGTGCGCAACATGCCGCATAACTACATAAGCAAAGACGACTACAAGGCCGACATCCGCGACATCCGCGACATGCTGGGCAAGATTTTTGACAAGCTCGACAACAAGGCCGACAAATGATTGACCTCACCAAAGCCATTGGCGCGGTCGCCGCAAGCGTTGCCGCACTGGGCGGCAGTTACACGCTGGCCGACAAGTTTGGTTGGTTTGATAGGGCCATTCTTGAATGGTCACCAGAGCATTTCAAGATCGTGGCAGAAGCTGGCCAGCCCATCAACGTCACCGTTGCACGAATAAAAAAACGGGATGATTGTTCTGTTGAAAGTTTTACGCCAAGCATTCGGGACGCAGCGGGGATGGTGCATGAAGCCACCACCACCGCCAGCCGATTCAGCGGCCCAGCAGGCCCAGAGATCGACACGTTTACGTACCAACTCACCATGGTGAGAAAAGAGAAGATTGCTGAAGGCAAGGCAACCTTGCTGGCAACCATCAAATACAAATGCCCCGAGGGCGAGCGCGTTGTGCAGTACCCGCGCCATACCAACCTCAGTTTTGAATTAAAAGGTTAAACATGCTGACCCTGTTTTCCAGCCTAATCAGTTTCCTCATGGGCGGCTTGCCCAAAATCCTTGAGCTATTCCAAGACCGCGCCGATAAGAAGCATGAGTTGGCGCTGGCCGCCATGCAAACCGAGCGCGAGCTGACCTTGAAGAAAGCTGGCCTAGAGGCCCAGGAGCGCATTGAGCATATCCAGACTGAGCAGATTCAGATCAACGCCGAGGTCACCAACAACCAGACGGCCATGCAAGAGCGCCAAGCCCTGTATGCGCACGACATCGCGCTGGGCCAAGGCGCCAGCATCTGGGTGACCAACATGCGTGCGGCAACGCGCAGCGTCATCACCTACGGCATGTTTGCCATGTTTATGTTTGTTGAGATTTTTGGTTTTTATTATGCTTGGCATACAGACGTTGCCTTTGATGTGGCGCTCAATCACCTGTGGGACGATGAAACCCAGATCATTTGGGCTTGCATTGTGTCGTTCTGGTTTGGTGGCCAAGCGTTTAAGTCGAAATGAACGTCAGCGCTGATGCGATCAAGATGATCCAGCACCATGAGGGCATTCGGTACAAGCCGTATCGGTGCCCAGCACAGCTTTGGACAATAGGAGTAGGTCATGTTCTTTACCCAGATCAAGCAAAAATTCCAATCGATCAAAGAGGCGCTTACCCGCTTCGCCCAGAAGACAATCGCACGTTTTCAAAGGACGAAGTAGATGGAATTCTTAGAGCCGATCTCCAACGCTTTGAGCGCGGCGTGGCCCAGCTTATTCCCGTGGCTCTTACCCAAGGCCAATACGACGCTTGCGTCAGCTTTGCTTTTAACGTTGGTCTGGGAACGCTACAGCGCAGCACCTTCCGTCAGAAGGTTCTTCGCGGGGAAAACAACGCGGCCATAGCGTCGCTGTTGCAGTACTGCAAGGCCGGTGGCAAAGTGCTCAGAGGGCTTGAAAACCGCCGCAAGGACGAAGCCGCGCTGTTCATGTCCTGAACTTTTTCCTAAAAAAATACAAGATCACCGCATAGTCCACGCCAAAGCGCTTGGCGATTTCCTTCTTGCTGACGCCTTCGTTCCACAGCGTTATGGCCCTAGACTCGCTGATGGGCGTGGGCTTGCGCCCGCTGCCCGGCCTGGCACCGCCTCTAGTCTTCATTGAGCGCTAACCAGACCATGACGCAAACGCCGCCGATGGCCAGCGCAATGCCAAGGAACCCAACTGCAAATATGGTGAGTATGGTTTCTATCATGTGCTCTTCTCCTTAATGTCGTAAAACCAATCGTCGCCTGCTGACCACTTGCGTGTGCCGTCCACCGTCCACAGACGCTGCGCCGCTTGGAAGTCAGGAAACTTTGTCTCAACGGGTATTAGGCTCTGGTCATACCACAGGCATCGGTTGTTAGGCTGGCAGGCAAACTGGCCGTTGTCCAACTGAATCCAGTTGAAGCTCTTGTGCTCTTCGGCCTGCTCGGTAAAGCCCGTGTCCAAGTCCATACCATCAGCGCAGAAGTCCACGGTGAACAAGTACCGCCCAAAGTGCCATTGCTTGTCTTTGCCCAAGAATTTAACGCCCAGGTTACGCAAGCCGATCTTCTCGATGACTGTGAACCGATACCCCATGCAGTCCCACAATTGGAGCGTGTCGATTGGAAGGTTGCCATGGTCTTCCTTCCACACGTAGGCGTGAATGGGCAGCTTATCGTACAGCGCGCCGTATGCGGGCAACAGGGACTCAATACGGAACACTTGGCCCCGCAAGGCTTTCAGACTGACCCAGATTGCAGGCTCAAGCTCGCCGTGACCTTTGTGGTCGTTGTACAAGAACTCACGCTTTACAAAGCATTTGATGGGTGGCAACGATGCCACAATGTAACTCATGTGTTCTTCTCCTCTATGCGCTGTGGTGGGGTGGTGGCATTCTTGACTGCATCAACAAGCCATGTGCGAGGCGGCACTGGTTGTGCGTCTAGCATATCTCGACACGCAAGGATGGATGCAATGTCATCACTTACAGGCTCTGTGCGCTGTGGTGGGGTGGTATAGCACTGCCCACAGTTGTGGCATTGCACAACGCCGTTAAACGGATTCCACTTCACTGCACTTGCATCTGTGTATCCGCAACAAGGTAACTCCACAGGCTCTTGCTCTGTGCGCTGTGGTGGTGGGTAGTTGTTGCTACTGCAAGCAACACATTCATAAAGCACCTTTGCTTTGCATTTGGGGCATATAGGCTCTTGCTCAATCTCTTGCCCAAGCCTCTGAACCTCACGCATGGGGTCTGCCAATCGTTCTTTGAGGGCTTCAACCACCTCATCTGCCAATGCCTCAGCGTTGTTGCGCGACATTGATCCATCTGCATAGCACTTAAACCAGTCAAGCGCCAGCTTCATTGCTTCTTTGTCAGTCATTTCAAAATCTCCCTATATGCGTTAATGGCGGTCTTCAAATCGTTTTGCAACTGCTGGATGCGGTCGTCTTGCTCTTGCATCTTGGCGTAAGCCTCTGCGGCAAACTTGGCCAGGTTCTCCTGACTCCATGTGTCAAATGCTGGCATGGCTTACCTCACTCGGCGCAGTGGTTCAATAACCTTCTCAGGCGGGGGCGGGGGCAGGGTCGCGCTGGGCGGCACCCAGCCTTGCTTGCGCCAAGTCTTCTGCACGTCAGCGCCGGTTGTCCACTTGTAGCGCGGGTCGTCGGCGTTAATCCAAGGTCGGGTGATCTTGGTGCCTGGGGGTGGTGTCCAATCGCTCATGGTCGTCTTGCCTCCTGTAGTATTTCAATACGCTCGCGGGATGCCCGCAAGGCCGTGTAGCGCTGGTGCAATCGCTCCAGCACAGACACTCGTTTGGCTGACTCACGTTCATGGGTCAGCATCTCCAGAACCTTGGCTTCATCCAAGGTCTTAAGTTCAGCGTTTAGTTTTCGCCAAGTGATTTCCAATTTTTGTCTCCAGTTTAGCTATCAAGTCAATGTGGTGCTGTAACGTGCGCGTAGCGGCGTTGGCGTCCTTGCGGTGAATTTTCAGTATGGATCGCGCCGCTTTGAGTTGCGCTTTCCACAGGTCTAGTCTGGTCATTTAAGTTCCTCCATTGCAATATCCGACACCGCCCGCTTGTCATGCAAGGCGGCAAAAATTTTCTCGTCAATCGTTTTGTTGGTCAGCATCACGTAGCACCACACAGCGTGTGCTTGGCCTGAGCGGTGCAAACGACCAATGGTCTGTTCGTACAACTCCAGACTCCACGGCAGGGACAGAAACACCATGTGACACCCACCGTGCTGTAGGTTGAGCCCGTGCCCGGCTGACTTTGGATGGACGGCCAGTAGCCTGACTTGTCCAGCATTCCATCGCTCGATGGCTCGGTCGTCGTCAAGAGTCGTGGGTTTGAACCGGCGCTTGAGCTCGGCGAGCTCTTCTTGGTACTGGTAAACAATGATGGTATTTGCGTGTTGGTTCTCATCAAGCAACTCCTCCAAGCGATCAAATTTGTGCGGGCTAAACCACACCGGCGTCTGTGTGACAATGAACTTGCCGGGTGTTTCGGAGGCTTGCTTTCGTGTGTCGTAAACAAACCCGCTGGCCATTTGTTGTAGCTTGCCGGTCACCACACCCCCGTTAGCCGCAATCGCCTTGGCGTCAGGGAACTCGACCACGAAGTCGGCCTTCATCTTCTCGTAGGGCTTGCGGTCGCTCAGGTCGCAGCGCACCTCGACGACGTGCAGCGGGGGCAGTTTGTCCTTGTACTCGCCTGGTTCCAAAACGTAGGTTGCAGGCTTGATCTTGTCCATGACCTTGGCCAGTGAGCCAACCCGTGGTGCCCACTCACCAAACTCCTTGTTGATCAGCACGAAATACTGCTGCATGAACGCGCCCTTGGCGCGGCCCAGCAACGTCTGGTCAACGATCTTGCACTGGCCAAACACATCTTCCAAGCCGTTGCTGGTGAAGCTGCCGGTCAAGCCCCAGCGAATCGGCACGTCTTTGATGATCTTGTCAAACGCTTTGAAGCGCGCGCCTGATGGGTTCTTTAACTTCGTGAGCTCATCAAACACCAGCCCGTCTACGGGCGCGCATTCACACACGTCAGCCAGCCACTGCAAGTTGTCGTAGTTAAGCACAATGACATTGGCCCCGCTGTTAAACGCCGCGCTGCGCTGCTTGGGTGTGCCCACCGCAACGGCCAGCTTCAGGTGCTTGCTCCACTTGGGTGCTTCGACGGGCCACACGTCGGTACAGACGCGCTTGGGTGCCACCACCAGCCAGCGCTTGACATGGCCGTCTTTGATCATGGCGTCCATGGCGGCAAGCGTGATCGCTGTCTTGCCGGCACCCACGGGCGCTAACACCATGGCGCGGTCGTGCTCGTACAAGAAGTCAGCGGCCTGCTCCTGGTAGGGGCGAAAATTCACTTTGCTTTGTTCCATGCGTCGGCGATTCGCTTTGCGTTCTCTTCGCTGGTCACCACCGCGCCAGGTTTGTCCGGGAACGTCAGCACATTCAAACCATTGCGGTTCATCACGCCCCACCAACCCTTATCGCCACCAAGGCTTTCGGCGCGGTACGGGGGGAATGCAAAATACTTAGCGGGTACACCATCCATCAATTTGCTCCTTAGTCCACAAACACGCATAGCGTTGGTTGAGCAACGCCATGTCCGACATAAAAATTTTCTGCAAGGGCGACAACCTGCCACCCTTGGTCTTCAACTCCACGAACCATGTCGTGCCGTCAGGCAGGCAGGCGATCCTGTCAGCCACACCTTTGCGCCCAGGTGAGGTGAACTTCCACGTCTTGCCGCCCCTGCGCTCCACAGTCCAAACAAAATATTTTTCGATTTCTTTTTCAAGCATGTCAAAAAGTTTAGCACACTTTTATTTTTTATGCTACAGTCAAGGCTCATTAACTAAAGGAGATTCAATTGAAAATCAAAACCACAGTCCACATTCACTACGCTAAATGGGGGTGGGAGGATGAAGCCCAATACGTTGTGTCTACCTACCCGATGGTCGACACCGCCTCTATCACATACATTTGTAAGCAGGATATCGAGATCGAAGTCCCTGGTGAGTTTGACCCACGCGCCCAGCAAATTGCCGCGCTGGAAAAAGAAAAGCAAAAGGTGATGGCCGACTACCAAAAGACGGTCACCGAAATCAACGACCGTATCAGCAAACTGCAAGCACTGGAGTACACAGCATGAACGCATTCCCAAACCCCCACCGCACCGACATGACAGGCATGACCTTGCGCGATTACTTCGCCGCCAAGGCCATGCAGGGCGGTATTGATTTAGCCCCACACATGGCTACGCCCAAAGTGGACAAAACGATGCCTCAAATAATTGCTGAAATGGCTTACGAATACGCAGACGCCATGATGGAGGCCCGTGATGCAGCACAGTAACATCGTCGGCGGTTCGACCGCCAAGCGCGTCATCAACTGTCCAGGCTCAGTGGCCTTGGTGCAAAAGATGCCGCCCCAGCCCAGCAACAAATACGCCGATGAGGGCACTCTGTTGCACAACGTCATTGCTGAGATCGTGATGACCGACAACCCACCCGAGCACTACCTGGGCACCAAGTACGAAGACCAAGTACTCACGCAAGAGTTGATCGACAACAAGCTGATGCCCGCGCTGGCGGCGCTCGATGAGATTGATCCAAATAAGGAGATGGAAATTGAAGCTGAAACACGTGTTGGGTTTGGTGATTTGCTCCCTGGTGTGTTCGGTAGTACTGATCTTATTGGTCGGAGTGGACAACGCGCTGTCGTTTTGGATTGGAAATTTGGCGATGGTGTCATGGTTGACGTGGTGGAAAATCCGCAGTTGATGTTTTACGCCGCTGCGGCCATGCGCACTGAAGCAGCCAAGTGGGCGTTTGATGGCGTCGATGAGATCGAATGCGTGATCGTGCAGCCGCCGCAGGTCAAGCGCTGGGTGACCACGCCCAAGCGCATCGCTGAGTTTGAATTGCAGTTGGTGCAGGCCGTCAAGCTGGCTCAGCAACCCGACGCCGAGCTCAAGACCGGCGACCACTGCCGCTGGTGCGCAGCCAAGCCCATCTGCCCACAGATGACCGGCGCTGTTGACCGGGCGTTGAAGACATCTATCGAGTCCTTGGACGCGCCCCTGATCAGCGCGTATCTGAAGAACGCCGACATGCTGGAGCAGTGGATCGCTGACCTGCGCGCGCTGGCCCTTCAGATGCTCGACAGCGGTGCTAAACTGCCTGATTACAAGTTGGTGGCCAAGCGTGCCATCAGACAGTGGACTGACGAAGACAAGGCCAAAGTCGCCCTGTTTGCGTTCGGTCTCACAGAATCTGAGGTGATGGAGACATCAATCATTTCACCGGCCAAGGCTGAGAAGGCGCTCAAAAAGCGCAAGCAAGCCCTGCCCGATGATCTGGTCGTCGCCGTCAGTTCGGGTACCACCATCGCGTCTGAGAGTGATCCTAGGCCGGCGGTGGTTCAAATCGGGAAGCAGTTAACTGCTGCCCTTTCTAAACTTCAATAAGGAACAGAAATGTCCAATCTAGTAGCGTTCTCTCAAGCGGGCTTGCCCGCAGTCTCCACCCTCTCAACCGCTTTGCGCGCGATCCAAGCAGACGTTGGCCCAGCCGGTACAGTCATCCTCAAGATGGACAAGACCGGCCATTGGGTCTTTGGTGCCGATCAGACCGAAGTGGAAGACGACTCCACTTGGGCCATCAATCCTTTCAGCTTTGTCCACGGCTTTATTGCCTGGGGCGATGGTGAGGTGTTGGCCGAGAAGATGGCGTCGGTGTCCCAACCGTTGCCCGAGCTTGATGAAGCGCCCCCAGGCGCCAAAAAAGGCTGGGAGACACAAGTGGGCATGAGCCTCAAGTGCATCAGCGGTGAAGACAAGGGCATGGAAGCGCGGTACACCACCACGTCAGTGGGCGGTAAGCGTTCTGTGCAGACCTTGGCTGTAGCGTTGGCAGAGCAGGTCGAAAAAGACCAAGCAAAGCCAGTGGCAATTGTGAAACTCAAAAAGGATCACTACGCCCACAAGAGCTACGGCAAAATCTACACCCCGGTTTTCGAGGTGCAAGAGTGGGTCAGCATGGACGGTGAGCCTGAGGTTGCTGTCGAAGCCCCCGCGCCTGCCCCCGCTGGCCGTCGTCGTCGGTCTGCTTGATTGAAATAGGGGCGCGCAGCGGTCGTGGGTGGGGTTCGACTCCCCGTAAAACTAAACCCACCTGCGCGCCCCGCCTTTTATATGAAGAGAGGATCAATCGTGCTCTGGCTTGACTTTGAAACCCGTAGCGCCTGCGACCTAAAAGCCGCAGGCGTTTACAACTACGCTCAAGATGCAAGCACCGAGGTGCTGTGCATGTCCTACGCTTTTGATGACGAGGACGTGCAGACATGGTTGCCCGGCCAGCCATTCCCCGCAAAAGTGCGTGTCTATTGGGGGCCAATTTACGCCCACAACGCTGCTTTTGAGCGCTTAATTTTCTGGTACGTGTTGCAGATCAATTTCAAGCTGGAGCAGTTTGTCTGCACCGCCACCCAGGCTCGCGCCAATTGCGCGCCGGGTTCGCTTGAAGACGTGGGGCGCTTTGCCGGCGCGTCTATGAAGAAAGACCATCGCGGCTCGCAGTTGATTCGCTTGCTCTCAATTCCGCAGGCCGATGGAACTTTCAGGCAAGACCCGGCCCTGATGGCCGAGATGGTGGCCTACTGCGAACAGGACGTCAGGGCCATGCGCTCAATCAGCAAGGCGCTGCGGCCACTGTCAGAGGATGAGTTGCTCGACTACCACGTCAACGAGCGCATCAACGACCGAGGCGTCTTGGTCGATGTGCCCTTGTGCAAGGCCGCTGTTAAGTACGCCAGCGATGAGCTTATCGAGATCGAGCAGATCGTGGCCGAGGTCACTGAGGGCGCCATCACCAGCGTGCGCTCCCCAAAGATGCGCCAGTGGGTCATTGAGCGCGTGGGGCCGCAGGCTTTGAAGCTCATGGAGACCTTCAAAGACGGCGAGATGAAATATTCGATTGACAAGACTGTGCGAGCCAACTTGCTTGCGATGGAGAATCCAGATGAAGTACCGCCCGCTGTTGCCGAAGTCATCCAGTGCGCCGACGACCTTTGGGCTTCGTCGGTCGCAAAATTTAGCAGGCTCGCGCAGCTTGCCGATGTGGAAGATCAGAGAGTACGAGGCGCGTTTGTCTTTGCTGGAGGCTCGGCTACAGGCCGTGCTTCTAGCTACGGCGCCCAAGTACACAATTTCACCCGTAAAACCGCTGAGGTACCCGGCACCGTACGCAACGATATGGTCAGGGGACACGCCATCGTCCCCAAGTACGGCAAACGAGTCACCGACGTCCTCAAAGGAATGCTCAGGCCCGCGCTCATTCCTGCACCCGGCAAACATTTGGTCGTGGCTGACTGGGCGGCGATAGAGGCCCGAGCCAACCCGTGGCTCTCAGGCCGTGGGGACGACAAGCTGGCCATCTTTGCCAAAGGCGAGGACGTGTACAAGGTCAACGCCGCCGCCACCTTTGGCGTGCGGGTCGATGAGGTAACCAAAGACCAACGCCAGATCGGCAAGGTGCAAGAGCTTGCCTGCGGCTTTGCCGGCGGCGTCGGTGCCTTTGCGGCCATGGGCCGCGCCTACGGCGTGCAGCTCACTGAGTTCGAATCCAAGCGCATGGTTGACGCATGGCGTAGGGCAAACCCTTGGTCTGTGCCTTACTGGCAAAACCTTGAAGAAGCCTACACCAGGGCGATGCGCAACAAGGGCCATGAGTTCAGCGTGGGCCGGGTCACGTACCTGTTCGATGGCCAGCATCTCTGGTACGCTCTGCCCTCCGGGCGGGTGCTGTGCTACCCGTTTGCCAAGCTAGACGCCGATGGCGTGAGCTACGCCAAGGCCGCTTGGAAACCAGCAGCAGACGCAAAAGAATGGCCCCGAGCCCGCCTTTGGAAGGGCTTGGCGTGTGAGAATATCACGCAGGCAACGGCCAATGATTTGCTGCGCCATACGCTGCGCCAGCTTGATGACGTAGTGCTCCATGTCCATGATGAGGTGGTCATTGAGACCGACCGGCCAGAGGAAATGGCCGTGCGATTGAAAGAGGTGATGTGTACGCCACCACCATGGGCCAAGGGCTTGCCCCTTGATGCTGAAGTAACAACTATGAAAAGGTACGGAAAATGAAAACAACTATTGTCCCCATCAGCGGCGGAAAAGACTCTCAAGTGGTGCTCTCAATCGCGCTGGCGCGGGTGCCACGCAAGCAAATCGTATGCGTTCACCAAGACACCGGATTCGATCATCCGCTGACATACAAACATGTTGAAGAGATCGAGCGTTTCTATAACGTCACCATTGAACACACCACCAGCAAACATGGCGACATGTTTGGCTTTGTTGAAAAAGTTCAGTATTTCCCCAACAGTGCGGCGCGGGGTTGCACCCGTGAACTTAAACAGGAGCCATTTTTGAGATGGCTGCAAGCCAAAGGGTACAACAACGAGAACTGCGAAATATGGTTTGGTATGCGTTCCGATGAGAGTCGGGATCGCACCCAAAAATATGGCGATCTGAGCGTCGATGATTCTTTTGACCTGGGCGACATCAGCGGTTTCTACAGCAGCAACAAAAAATTAAAAGAATCTGTTGGGCGCATCCAGACACGTTTGCCAATCGTTACTTGGACTACTGAAGATGTGTTTGCGCATTTGGCGGCTGAGAACGCCCCCCTCAATCCTTTGTACGGCAAAGGACACAAACGTGTGGGGTGCTACCCTTGTTTGCTGATGCGCAAATCTGAATGGCAACTGGTGGCCAACGATCCCTTTGGGCGTCAGAACTTAGAGCGCCTGCTAAAAATTGAAGAAAAATTTAAAGCGGAAGGCAACCCACGAAAATATATTAAAGTTCATCGCGTGTGGGATGTTCAAAGTTTTCTAGACGGCGCAGACGTGCGGGAACTTACAGCAGACGAATGTGGATGGTGCAGTATTTAAAACAACAACGCCCGGCAGTGTGAGGCACTGGCCGGGCGTCTTAACCAAAGGAGAGAAGTTTTGGAATTCTTGGACTTTATCACAAAACTCGCCCCAGATGGCGAGACGGCGCTCATTGTGCGCCAAAAACCACAGTTGACTTCAGAGGGCGACATTCAACTGCACGCTGACGGCGCAGTCAAATGCACATGGCCGGCGTTTTTGCCAGAAGCAAAGCGTATTAAAAATGGCCAAGCATGGTACGGCAATACCGCCAGCTTTATTGTGGATCGGTTCACCGAGGGCCGGGTGTCAGCGTCCGCTGCCAATTGCGAATACATTTTGGTGATGATGCTGGACGACATTGGCACCAAGTCCAAGACGCCCCCGCTTGACCCGACTTGGATCATGGAGACCTCCCCCGGTTCGTTCCAGTGGGGCTACGCCTTCTCAGATCAGCCGACCAAGGCCGAATTTAGCGCGGCCATCAAAGCCATCGCCGAGGCGGGATACACCGACCCCGGTGCCTGCAACCCAGTGCGCAACTTCCGGCTGCCTGGGTCGATCAACCTTAAACCGGGCCGCGACAACTTTGCCGCGCGCCTGGTGACTTTTCATCCAGAGCGCGAGTACAGCCTGCCCGACATCTGCGCCGCCTTGGACGTCACGCCGGTCGAGCCCGACTCGCTCACCTTGCGCCCGATCCGCATCAGCGATGATGGCGCTGATGATGTGATGGCGTGGCTCAGTGGCCAGGGTCTGCTCTTGTCCAAGCCCAATGGCGAGGGCTGGGCGGGCGTCATTTGCCCCAACAGCGCCGAGCATACCGACGGCAACCCAGAGGGGCGCTACATG